CTAGACATAGAAGTTTCACCCAACTATCTATCAGTCAATCCATTTCATAAATGGATACACCTAGCTAAAACCGTAGACGCTTGGCGAATTTTCCCTAGAGTTTTTGTCAGCGTCTACATCCTACTACTATACAAAGTAGTTACTTGGTTTATGACCATACCTGAACCCAACTTAGAACAGTCAGCTTTAGTGTCAGTTGTTGTAGGAGCAATGGCAGCTGTTTTTGGTATCTACGCTGGCACATCAGGACAAAGTAAAAAGTTTAAAGGCGAGGATTAGTCTTGGAAGCGTTCAATCTGATCGCTGAATTAGGTTTGCCCATAGCTGGTGCTTTAATCATGGCTTACTTTATATTCTTAGTTATGAAACAGCTCATGGATGGTTTGATTAGCGAAATCAAAACTGTCCAAGGAATTACCAAAATGCTCATCACCAGAGCTTCTATTATGAATAATGATATGATTCGTATAGACACAAGTGTTTCTAGTGCTCTTAATCTGCCACCAGACTTAGACAGAATAGCTAGAGCTGAGAACTTTGTAGAGGATGGCAAGATAGATGCCAGAAGAGATTAATGGATATAGTAAAAATAATAACAGAGTTTGGATTCCCGGTAGTTATGGTAGTTGGACTGGGTTACTTTGTTTACTTTGTATGGCAAACCATTACTAATAAAATAGATCCAGCCGTACAAGAGATGAAAGGAACTATTATAAGACTGACAGATCAATTGCGTTTGTTAGACCAGGATATGATTCGTCTTCAACAAAAAGTTAACACAGTTATTGAGGTGAAAGATCAAGATGAAAAATCGAAAAAGACCTGATGAGATACTACTGATAGCTTTCATGATAATTGTCATGTTTGTTGTCTTGTCCGTACAAGCGGATGAAATGACACACAAGTTTAAGAACCCAAGCTTTTCTGGTGTTGGTACATCAAGTCATTACTTAACTATAGAGAACCAAGAGTTTAATAGGAAAGAAGCTCTACGAGAAGAGCTACGAGCCTATACAGAAGACTTAGAAAGAGAAGCTGAAAATACTACGTTGGCTAGGTTTATACGTAACTTAGAGAGTAGAATATATGCACAACTCAGCAGACAGTTGGTTGATAGCTTGTTTGGTGAAACGGCTTCTGATTTCGGTACGCTAGAATTAGAAGGCAACACTATAGAATATAGAGTAGAAGACGACAAAGTAACATTAATAATTACAGATGAAGAAGGCAACACAACAGAGATTACTGTACCTCTCGGTTCTTTTACTTTCTAGTTGTGCATTAGTTGTAGATCCTTTATATAACGGCATACCGCCAATACGAAGTATTGAATCAGCAGAGGTTGGAGCTTTACTTACCAATTTATCAGATGTTCCAATACCTATAAAAAAACCTGTTGTAGCGGTTTATCCAAACTCTTTTAAAGATGATACAGGTCAACGTAGATCTAACAGTCAATATGCAAGTTTCAGTACTGCAATCACCCAGGCTCCTGATGCCTATCTTATAAGGGCCTTAAAACATTCTAATGTGTTTGATGTAGTAGAGCGTAAAGGGTTAGACAATCTAACTAAAGAACGACAGATTATACGTACTACTAGAGAAAACTTTGATGAAAAACAAAAGGTAAAACCTTTATTGTTTGCTGGTTTACTAATGGAAGGTGGTGTCGTAGGTTACGAAACTAATATTAAATCAGGAGGTGCTGGAGCAAGATATTTAGGTATAGGAGCATCAAAAGAGTATAGACAAGACTCTGTAACTATATCTTTGCGTACAGTATCAGTAAGTACGGGTAAAATATTGCTTGAAGTATTAGTTACAAAGACTATTTTAAGTGCATCTATATCTTCAGATGTGTTCAGATTTTATGCAAATAATACCGAATTAGTTGAAATAGAGAGCGGTATAGTAGAAAATGAGTCTATAAATATTGCTTTACAAATGGCTATCGAGAAGGCTGTTTTACAAACAATAGAGGAAGGATATGAAGCAAACTATTGGAAATATAAAAATAATATTTATAAGCCTAGTTGTGATGATGAGTGTATCTCTGATTTACGGGGCTGATAATGAAATATTTATAGATCAGTCAGGTGCTACATCTAATCTAGATATAGAACAGGTTGGTGGTAGTGGTAACATCATAGGAGGAGCTGACGCTACGGCAGGCAGTATGACCGCTTTAGATATTGACGGTACAACTATGACTTTAGATGTTTTACAAAAAGGTAATACAAATAAATTCTTAGGTGATATATGGGCAGATAACTATACAGGCTACTTCTCATTCATAGGTGACACCAATACATTCAATATGTCTACAGACGAGACTAATGCAACTGGAGCTGATGGTTCTAACGTAAACGTACAGGTTACGGGGAATACTAATACTATGACCTTAAATCATGCTATGGCCGCGTTAGCAGCTAATCTAGATTTAGACTGGACTGTGCAAGGTGGTGGTAATAGCATAACTGCATCAATAGATGTTGATGGTGCTACAAACTATATGAATTTAGACGGTAACGATAATACGGTTACTTATGATGGTGATGGATATGCAGGCGGATATTTTCATCTTACGCATGTAGGAGGAAGCAGAACCTTTAATATAGATCAGGAGTCTACATCAGATAATGACTGGCTTAAAATTACATCTAATGGCTCTAGCGGTACTGTCTGTGTTACTCAGTCAGACGCAACTACTTCATTCGTCTGTTGAAATAGGATCTATTTCAGAAGTTAGAGGCAACGCACAAGTTCTAAGAGACAAACCCTATGGTGCTGAACTTGAGTTCAACATCCAGCAAATGGATGATGTACGCACAGAAGCTGGCAGAGTAGCCATAACCTTTGAAGACGATTCTACAGTCAAACTAACAGAACATTCTAAGCTGGTTATAGACGAATATATCTATGACCCAGACCCTTCTAAGTCAAAGATGGCCTTAAAGTTTGCTAGTGGTACAGCAAGATTTATTACTGGTAAGTTTAATAATAAAAGTAACATATCTATTAAGACTCCTACCGCTGATATAGCAATTAGAGGTACTGATTTTACTTGTACTGTAGACGAGTTAGGAAGATCTCTTGTCATACTATTGCCAGATGAAAACGGTATATCTAGTGGTGAAATATTAGTATCTACAGCTATGGGTAGTGTGACCTTAAACAAACCGTACCAAGCAACTACTGTATCTGTATATGAGAACAATCCTACTAAGCCTGTAACATTAGATATATCACTAGATCTAATTGACAACATGTTGATTGTAAATCCCCCACAAGAAACAGAACAACAGTCAGAAGAAACACAATCAAAAACAACGGTAGACTATTTAGAGTTTGATGATTTAGATATAGATTTTCTTGCCGAAGACTTTCTTGATGCAGAAGCTGATCTAGAGTTTACTGAACTAGATATAAATTATTTAGATGTAAACTTTTTAGAAGACTTACTTAACGTGCTAGATGCACTAGCTGTATCCAAAGAGGAAGATCAGCTCAAACAAGGGGGTGTAGGTATTCGTATTGCAGGAACCGAAATAGGTCAGGACAAAAACACGCAGATAACTACTATAGTATCTGGACAAAACATAAGTATGATCAGGTCTGTCAATCAAAGTGCAAGACTGTCATTAGATGGTTCGCAAAGCTATACTATTATATTAATCCAAGATGGAGTATCTAATACAGTAAAAGTAAATGGAGGCTCGTCTACTACTATAACTATTAAGCAAGGATCTGAATGAAAAAAATTTTTATATTTTTAAGTTTATTTATAGCACTTGGATCTGTTTATTATTTTCAACCAGTCGCTTACGAAATATTAAAATTAAAAACTTTTGATAGTTTTGTTGTAGATAAAGAAGAATCAGATAATTTTGTTATTTTAAATATAACAGAAAAAGATATAGCTAATGAGGGTGGTTATCCTTTATCTAGACAAACATTAGCTCAAATACATATTAATTTGCTAAGACAAGGTGCTATGGGTGTAGGTTGGGTTATGGCTTTTCCACAACCTGATAGGTTTGGTGGTGACTTTGATTTTACTGAAGCTTTGCGGTTTTCTCCAAGTGTTTTAGCTATGTTTGAAGGCAAAGGTGAATATCCTCCTACATCCGGTACTGTTATTTTAGGACCAGAAAATACTGGTGGCATGATGTCTACAGGTGTAATACAAAATATAGATGTTTTAAAATACAACGCTAGTCAAGGTATAGCAGTTGCCCGTACTGATGTAGATAACTTGGTACGTAGACTGCCTTTACTTATGCGTACTCCTGATGGATGGGTGTCTTCATACGGAACAGAGGTTCTTAAAGTTTTAGCTGGAGCTGATACATATGTAATCAAAACAAATGATAATGGCTTGGAAGAACTAAGAGTTAGAGGATTGCCGGCAGTACCTGTAGATTCTTTAGGCCGTAAATGGATTAGTTGGGTTAATACACCACAAACTAATCTCGCTGAAATGGATGTAGAAAATAAATTTGTTTTTGTTGGATTTACTGCAAAAGGTATATCTCCACAAATAGCCACACCTGTTGGTTTATTAGAACCACACAAAATACAAGCTGCACTTGCAGAATCTATTTTGATACAAGATAGCCCGTTCATCCCTGATTATGCGTTAGCATTAGAAATATTAATATTTTTATTCTCAGCTGTATTTGTTTGGCTTGTTTTAAACGTTTTTGGTATTACGTGGGGGGTATCATTCTTTGCCTTAGTGTTTGTATCCACAGCCTTTTACGGCGTATTTACAATACAAAAAGGTATTTTGATAGATGTCACTTGGGCTTTGGTGTCACAATTCATTACAGCTACAGTAGCTTTCTATATACGTTTTAGAGAACAATACAAGTTAAGACAGCAAATTAAAAAACAGTTTGAACATTACTTAGATCCTAGACAAGTAAAGGCTCTGCAA